CCTTTGGTAAAGGCATTTCTCGGTACATGATTTTCCCCACTACGGTACAAATGGTGTACTACGTTGTGTCATGTTATACCGAGAATTCTATGTTATATGCCTAAGCGTAATAGCGCTAATGAATTGTTACAGATATGAACTAGTATGATAGTACATGTCAGGTTACCTTGATACTAACGCAATTACTATATATATATATTGTATCATGTTCGCCGGACTTGTCAACGTCGGTATGAGAAAATTTTTGTAAATGACGTGTTACGGGTATTGACAAAGTGAAAATCCTGTGCTATGATATGGGCACAAAGCAAAACCACAAACATAAACACAAACCAAAGGAGATCAACCATGAAAAAAGAAAACATTTTGACTTACAACGATGTCGAAACAATCTTGATTGCTTTGATGGGTCGGGCAATGGATGAGCGGAAACGCGCGAACACTGCCGAAAATGAAAAGGATGATGAAACAGCTGAATACCACAGGGAACAGGCTGACGAATGTAGCAGGGTAATAACAAAATTGCGTGATTTTGTTTTCTGATTGCCGAAACGCCCGTTTTTCGGGCGTCCGCGTCGAGTGGCCGCGACGCGCTGACGAGGCAGGCCGGAAAACAATACAATAAGGAGAAACGGACATGACATATTTTAACAAGTGCGAAAATCTGGACGAACTCCGCGCGGAGTATCGCCGTTTGATCAAGCTGCATCATCCCGACGTTGGCGGGAACGCCGAAACGATGAAAGCAATCAACAATGAATATGATTTGCGCTTTGACGAACTCAAGCGAGGAACGCCGCACGCGGGTGAAACCCCGGACGCATACCGCGCAGCCGTGGAGAGCCTTCTGCACCTGCAGGGCATTATCATAGAGCTTTGCGGGTGTTGGCTGTGGGTAACGGGCAACACGTACCCGCATCGCGCGACACTCCGCGCATCTGGATTCTGCTTTGCATCGCGGAAAAAGGCGTGGTATTGGCACCCGGCAGACGCTGCGCCCATTGGCAACGGGAAAAAAACTCTTGACCAAATCCGCAGCAAGTACGGCGCGGAACTTCTTACGGGCGCAGGCCGCGCCGCTCTGACAGCATGAGCCGCCCACAAGAACACCGGGTGACGTGGTACGCCACGCACCCCGACGAACTCCACGACCTCGACGCGCTGCAATATGCGGAGCGGTCTGCGCGGTACGCTATCGCGCAGGCCGAAAGCCTAGCAGCCGCTTGTATTATCCCGTCAGCAATGGGGTGGGAAAGGTCGATGGAAAGCTATAGCTGCCTTAAAGGCATTTCGGGCAGAGCGCCCGCTAACGCCCTGCCATATCGATATAGACCGCAAACCGTGGGAAAAAAGATGATAAATTTTCGTAAATGACGCGTTACGAGTCTTGACAATTAGAAGAGTCTGTGATAGAATAAAGTCACAAAGATAAAACAAACGAAAGGAATAATAATCATGAAAAACAATAATGAATTAAGCTATGAAGATGTCGACATGCTCCTGTATGCGCTTGAGCAAATGGAGGAGGACGAGGCGCTTTACGCAGACCATTTGTGGCATACCGGCGAACAAGAAATCGCTGCACCACATTATAAATATGCGAACGAATGTCGCCGCCTTATCAAGAAGCTCCAGGCATTTGAATTTTGATTGCCGAAACGCCCGGTGTTCGGGCGTCCGCGTCGAATGGCCGCGTGGAGCTTGCCGCCTGTGGTGAGTATCAACGGCATAACGCCCGCACAAAGTGGGTGGATGTTTATTAACTGAAATGGAGGAATCAGACATGAAAAAACAAGAGTTTTTAGTGTGGCGTTACGTGTTTGTAGCGGGTGCGGATGGCCTATCGATGAAATATGTGAGTCGTGTTTCGGGCTATCTGTATGGGCTGGAGATGATGAATGAGAATCAGCTGCCTATTGGCATTTATCGTGCAGAAAAAAATGGGCGGAAACAATGGCATGTCGTTGATCTATTAACTGGGTTAGCATGGGATACTGGCATTGATATAAAAACATTAGAGTCAGCGTATAAGTTTATTACTGATAGGCTCGTCAAGCACGCGTTTGACGTCCTGAAGAGCCAAGAAGCGAATGTGCTGCGCGAAAATAAAGTGTTGTATGATTGGCTTATGTGCATAGGTGAGTTTTCGCGACCATTGCGGTTAACGCCGCTAAGGCTTGAAAATATGCCGCAATCCTGCATAACATATGATTCGGACGGGCTGCGTAGTCAGGCATAAGGAGGGCCGAAAAATGAAATTTTATCTTTATATTGAGCGGGGAATCGGTGAATTCCCGCATGAGGAAATCTTTCCGCTAAAGGCTGAAACGCCGTTTAATGCCCTGTTAGAAGCAGACAGGCATTATGACAAGGACGCGGTTTTCATTCTGAAGATATATGAACATGTTGTTTCATCTGTCGATGGGCATGTACAAACGGACTTGTACATGCCTCGTCTTGAAAAGCGTTGCGAACAGTGGTCCCGTTTTTCTGAAGAATACAGCAAACACAATGTCGTATGTTGCCGGAGGGCGGTTAAATGAACGTTATTTTATGGGTCGTTGTAGGCCTTGCAGGTATCGGACTGTTGACCGCGATATCTGAAGTATTCAGCAAGTATGCCCCGACTTTAGGGGTCATGCTGTTCTTTGACACCTTAAAGCAGGTGTTAGTGCAAATCCTGATCATTGGCTGTTCCGCGACATTTTTCGCCGCCTTGCTAATCGGTATGCTAGAAAGGGGCGGCGCCTGATGGTTTGCGATTGGATATTACTCATCGTTGTGGTAATGGTGCTTTTGATGGCGGCATTGGTTCTTTTAGGCCGATTATTGCCGTTTGCAAATGCGATGTATTTGTGTTTGACAATAGCTTATTGGTTAATCTGGCCTTGCTTGGTTGGGTTAGGTGTCGCGATTGTGAGTTTTATCATAGCGCATATGTAAGGGGGTTGTTTATAATGGCTAGAAAACCGTCCATAACGCGCACGATCACCACGGAAGACGTGACGATCAGTGCAGCAAACGAACAAAGCGGTAGGGTGCAAGCCCTGACCGTGACAATTCCGTTCGGTAGCAAAACGGACCTTGAGCGCCTGCGCGTGATCCGTCCGCAGCTCCCGCCGCACATGCAGCCGCTGCGCGTGGTAAAAGTCAGTGCGCCGGAAACTCATATCTACCGCATGAGCATTCCAGATTTTGTCGCGCACGCTGCGATTTATGATTGCCGTGACGGCAATAGCAAGTTGTAAAGAAGGTGTAAACGGGGTCAAACCCCTTTACATAAATAACAGAGCGGCCGACTCATAAAACACAGGCAGAAAGGAAAATAACTATGGCTAATCAGAATTACATCTGCAAGATCATCGAGAGCAATGGCGAATTTGACGCCTACGAGCGCGTCATGTGCAAGGATTTGGGGGATGCGATTCCCCTTGACGATGCGACGCAGCAGGGGCCGGTCGTGATCGAGTACGAAAAGCACTTGATCCTCGGAATCCACAACGAAAAGTCCGAGGACAAGGACTATGAAAAATGCGTTGTGATCGATCCGGACGGCCGCAAGTTCGTTTGTGGTGGCGCGACGTTCCGCCGCGAGCTGGAAAACATCGTTGCCGAGCTGAGCGATGCCGGGATTATCAACGGCTTCAACATCAAGGTCTACAGAAAGGCCAGCAACAATTACAAGGGAAAAGATTTCATTACCTGTTCCCTGACCCGCGAAAAGCCAACTTTCTCGACCGCCCCGGACGATTGCGTCATGTGCGTCGATCCTGACGCACAGTAAATCCACAAGGCCCGGTGTAAAAGCCGGGCCTAATTCTAAATAAGGTGGTGATGATATGGCAACTCCGAAACCGCCGAAAAATTTGGCACCATATAATAAAGAGTTGCGTCGTATTGAACGTTTTATGCGCTCCGCAGAACAGCGCGGCTTTACCTTTTTAACCGATATCACGGAGCAAAAGGCAAAGCCAACGAAGCGAGACGTTGAGCGCCTGAAAAAGCTGACGCCGGAAAAACTGTATCGCCGGGCATACTACACGGATGATAGCGGCAATCAAGTCCCGGCGTCTCCGCAGCGTGGCGGCAAGTGGATGCCGACAAAATCCGGGCAGATTACAGTCAGTGGTAAAAAGCAGGATTATCAAGCGGCTATGCGTGCAGCGTATAAACGCATGGCACGCGCGGAAGCCCGGCGCAACGCACAAGCCGAGCGCGCAGCCGAACGTCGAGCATCCAAAGCAGCGCAAAAGGCAGTAGCGAAGCGGGAAGCAGAACAAGCACGGCAGGAAGCACGCGCCGCCGGTTATCAAAATATCATCGACAATCTAAAAGACCCACTAATAGCCTTTACACCGTCCTATCGTTGGGACGATGTCGCAAAGCAAACAGCCATTCAATACCACAATTTTTTCGAGCGAGTACTGAATGCGGCTGAATCGGAATTAGGGGCAGCCGAGTTAGCCAGAAGAATCCAAAACAATGGTGTAGAGCTGCAAGAGATCATAGACGAGATGCTTTACAAATACTATCACACGGCTGAAGAAGCCCGGTTTAATCTGAATCGTTTTGTGCGTCTCATCATGGGAAAAGACGCGAATCTTGCGGATTACTCGCCGGGTAAAGCTGAAACACTTGCAGAAGAAGCCGAGTATTACACGGCTGCTGACGGATCAAGTTTTAGCAATGAATACGCCGTGCGAGGGATGTCTAGTGGATACTATGACGCGGAGCGTGGTGCACCGGTTGACACGACGCTTGAGATCACGACAGGTGCCAGCGATATGATAAGGGTGCAGGGTGGCGTCATTAGCATGGATGACTTTTTACGGGGCGGTGGTGTGATGCCGTTTGAAAAGCCGGGCTAAAACATTTTTGGTTGGTGACTTTGAAACAACCGTCTATGAGGGGCAAAAAGATACCGCCGTTTGGGCGGCTGCCATTGTCCCGTTGTTTACCGAGAATGTTGAAATCTATCACAGCATTGCGGACTGCTGGACAGGTCTGCGAAAGATCGCGGGGGATATAGTTTGCTATTTCCATAACTTAAAATTTGACGGCGCATTCTGGCTGGACTTTTTATTGATTCAGGCTGGCTACAAACAAGCGGTTGATGATGTAGAAGATGTGCAGCAGGTTCGTTTTCAGAGACAAAAAGACATGGAAAACGGTACAATCAGATATAGCATTTCTGACATGGGTGCATGGTATACAATTTGTGTCAAAATCGACGGCAGATTTATAGAATTTCGGGACAGTCTAAAGCTCCTCCCATTTTCTGTCAAAGAGATCGGCAAGAGTTTCGGCACGAACCACCAAAAATTAGACATGGAGTATGAGGGCTTCCGTTACCCCGGTTGCGAGATCACGCCGAAAGAACGTGAATATATCGCAAATGACGTGCTAGTTGTAAAGGAAGCACTTGAAATCATGGTCGCTGATGGGCACTTGAAACTCACGATTGGAAGCTGCTGCTTGTCTGAGTATCAAAAAATAGTCGGCTATCCCTTTTATAAAAAGTGGTTCCCGGATTTGACGGCAGAGACGCTGCCAGAAGTATACGGCGCTAAGACGATGGACGCATATATCCGCAAAGCATACCGGGGCGGATGGTGCTACGTCGTGCCGGAAAAGCGCAATCTTGTTTATCATAACGGGACAACGGCAGACGTCAACTCATTGTATCCTAGTATGATGCACAGTATGTCAGGAAACAAATATCCTATAGGCATGCCAACCTTTTGGCGGGGGAATCTCATACCTCCGGAAGCACAAGCAAGCTACAGTTTCTTTTATGTTCGTATTCGCACGCGATTTCGGATAAAGCCTGATAAGCTGCCGTTTGTGCAGATTAAAGGTAATTTCTGGTATCGTGGCACAGAATCCCTAAAAACATCAGACGTGTACGACCGCAGAACAGGCGAATGGTGCGAATGGATAACAACTCCCGATGGGGAACGACGGAAAGCTATAGTAGAGCTGACGCTTACAGAGATGGATTTCAGGCTGCTGCAAGAGCATTACGAGTTAACGGATTTTGAGATTCTTGACGGCTGCTATTTTACCGCAGCAAAGGGCTTGTTTGACGACTACATTGACAAGTATGCCAAAATCAAAAAAGAATCAAAAGGCGCGAAACGTACCCTAGCTAAATTGTATCTTAATAATCTGTATGGCAAGTTAGCAGCTGGAGACGATAGCAGTTTCAAGGTCGCATACCAAAAACCGGATCGCAGTATCGGGTATACCATCGTGGAGGCTCACGACAAAAAGCCGGGCTATATCCCCGTAGGCGCAGCAATCACAAGTTATGCACGCTGTTTCACGATCCGAGCGGCGCAGGCCAACTATTATGGACCAGACGAACCGGGTTTTATCTATGCGGATACCGATAGTTGCCATATGGATATCCCGCGTGACGCCGTTCGCGGCATGAAAATCCACGACCGTGATTTTTGTTGCTGGAAGCTGGAAAGCGGATGGGATATGGGGCTATTTGTCCGGCAGAAAACCTACATAGAACACGTCACGTCCGAGGATGGTGAACTCATAACGGAGCCATTTTATGACGTGAAATGCGCTGGGATGCCGAAACATTGCAAAGAGCTGTTTTTGAAATCCGTTGAGGGATGGAAGCCAACGGAAGATGATCCCGAAAGTGAGTACCGACCTGAAGAGCTTGCCTTCTTGCGTGAGAAACGAGAGATCACGGATTTTAAACTAGGCTTAACCGTCCCCGGCAAGCTGCTCCCAAGAACTATCCCCGGCGGTGTGCTGTTGTGCGCGACAACATATGAAATGAGGTGATAACAATGACAGACATGGAGGCTAAGCGTCTAGCCGTTGCGATTATTCAGGTAGGCGTGCAAGACTACGTCCGCTGCAGCAAAGAGTTGAAACCTCGAAGTAAAGAGCGCGGTAACAAGTCTATGTATGCTCGTTTGCATAATCGTACAGAGATCGCACAGTTTTTTAAGTCCGAATGGTATTACTTTTTATGCGAATGCCTAGGGCTTGACGATGAAACCGTTAAAAAATGCATTTTGCGAGAACAGATGGAGGTGAAACGTCGTGAGAATGCAGTTTAAGTTAACCGTCGTATGCAAAGACGGAAGTGAAGTGGAGCATCAGTTTCCATTTTGGTATGACTTGCTGAACTATGTAACAAGTATGACCACTTTGGAAATGAAAAGCTACAAAGAAATCAGAGCTGAATATATTAAGGGGGTATAACAATGAAGGTGAAAATTGTAAAGATCAAGGGCGCGAAAAACGTGGAGGAAATCAGAGCAGAGAAAATGGAAATGCTGAAGCGCAACGTGCTTGAAAGTTGCACCAGAACGATCGCAGAAGCACAGGCAATTGCCGCTGTTGTCTGCTGGGATGCCAACGACGTTCTGGAACTGATTGCACGTACTCTGTGCAACTATGCGAAAAGGAGCAGTGAAGATGAATAAAACGGAGTTACGCGAGAGACTGGAAGAACTACGAAGAGCAATCAATGTAACTAACACGATGGTATTCAATGGGGACACGTTTCAAGCAGCCGCGTGGACGACTAAGAGCCTGCAGCTCATCCGCGGAATCCTGAAGGATTTATCAAAGGAATAAAATAAGGCTCCCACATAAGTGGGAGCCGTATCAAAATCGGAGAGTTACACAAAGGGATTCACGATATCCGTAACTGTCCAGGCGGCGTAATTTCAGCCGTGTGATCCTGGCAGAGCAGAGCGTATAGTCTCCGGTGATACCTATTTAATATGCAAGCGCTTTGAGGACGGCTTCCTTGCAAGACAAATTCTTGAAACGGAAGGCGCCTAGCTCAAAGAAATATCGAAACTGGCTAAGCATTGCGTCGGAACGTCTGAGCATCACGTAATTGACTTCATGATCCTCCGTTGTTACCGTGATGCGAACAGGGTAATAATCATCTGCTTTATCATCACAATACATAAAGCCTAGATGTGGATACTCCCGGATCGCGTAATTCTTCCCACAATACCGGAGCGTTGCGATATACCTGTTAACGCCTTCCGGCCTGCCGATAAATGCGACGTTGTCGTTCAGATAAACGCCCTGACCTGCATAGGCGACATATTCGTTCTTTGCAAACGCCCGGTTGAATGCACTTCCCTTTTGTGCTTCAGCTGCGGAATCCACATAACCTTGCTCCAGAACGAAGCCGTCGCCCTTCAGGAAACGTGTTTCCTTTCGGAGGCGTTCAGAGATTCCTAATTCGATATAATAAGGATTTAGTAGGCTAACCGGGTTCCCGCACATGTAAGTCGGAACATAACGGACTTGTTCGCCTTGCCCGCGTGCAACAGAAGCGTGAATAGAAATAAACTTTTTTACTTCATTCGGGACATACGTGTTTGTTTCGCTCTGGAACTCGTCCATGAACATAGCCCCGGTATCAGAAAACAGGTGGGCATATTTCTTGACAGCTTCCGCCTGATTGACGGATACCGCATATCCGCATTCCACGTCATTCAAGAAAAGTTTTTTAAAAACCGCCATGGGCTTTGACGTCATGTTGTCTGTTGGGAACCAAATGCCTCTGATATCTTTAAAAAATTTATCTGCGCAATCCTCCAGTTCATATTTGTACCGGTAGACTAGCATAAATTTTTCACGCGTCTTTTTGAAGCGACGCACAAGCATGCCGGAAAAATAGCAGGTTTTACCGCCTGTTCTGTTCGTTGTGCACAGATAGATTTCAGGTCGCTTGCCGTTGATATCTTGCATTGATAGCAGTTTCGTTCCGTCGTAGTACTTCATACAAATACACCACCTATAATTATTATAACACATTCGCGCCTTTTGTCAATTGACAAATCGCATGCGTGTGATATAATGATAGTAGGATTCCATTAAAGGAGGTGAAAGGCTATTAACGTTCAGACCGTTCTTAACGTTATCACGCAGGTCGGATTTCCCATTTGTGTTTCCTTAATGTGCTTTTGGTATATTAAGGTCATTCAGGAAAAGCACAAGGACGAAATTTCCGAACTTGCCAAAGCAATCCAGAACAACACTCTGGTGATGCAGCAGCTCGTTGATAAGCTGAACCATGGCTAAAATTTTTCTTAGTCCCTCGGATCAGTTTGAAAACACCTATGCTGGCGGAACCACGAACGAAGGTGAACAAATGGGTTTGCTTGCGGAAAAGCTGGCTCCGATCCTTCAGCGGTGTGGCTTTGAAGTAAAGATCGTGCACCGGAGCACCTTGGCAAACAAGTGTAATCAATCTGACGCATGGGGGGCAGACCTGCACCTGCCGCTGCACAGCAATGCTTTTAACGGCACTGTATCCGGCACTCGGGTTATGTGCATGCGAACCGTTGAAGGGCAGCTTGGCTATGAGTACAGCAAGAAGATTTTCAAACAGCTCGACGCCGTTACTCCCGGTACTAGTTCCAACATTTCCGCGCAGCCGCAGCTCTACGAAATCCACGCGCCGCAGGCGCCTACGGTTTATGTCGAGGTCGATTTCCATGATGTGCCTATGGTAGCAAACTGGATCGTTCACAATCTCGACGTGATTGCGGACGCCATTGCAAGAGGTGTGTGTGACTGCTTTGGCGTGAAGTACAAAGAGGGCGATACCCTCGGCAAACCGGAAATCTACCGCGTGCAGGTCGGGGCATTCAAAAATCGCGATTATGCGGAGGCTATGAAAGAAAAGCTGATCGCGGCAGGCTACCCGGCCTTTGTTGTGAAAACGAATCAGTAAAAGAAAGGTGGTGAAAAGTCTTGGCATGGCATGCGAAAGCCACGGGGGCTTATTCCCGCACAAGCACTGAAGGGCTGGAAAACGCCACAGAGATGGCGAACATTATGGCGGCGGCTGGTTGGTCTATCGGGGCTATCGCTGCTATGCTTGGAAACGGAGCAGGTGAATCGGGGTTGAACCCTTGGCGTTGGGAGGGTGATAATATCCCGACGGTAGCACAGTTCTCTGATTGGGCAACGTCGGATAAACATGGCTACGGCATTCCCGGCTTTACTCCGCCAAATACCTACATTAACAGCACCAACTCAACCAAATACGCAGCGGACGGGTATAAGCCTAATTTCGCAGATCGTCCCGGCAGTCCACTGGACGGCGCAGCTCAGACGGCCTATATGCGGGACACGATTCCGCAGAATTGGTCACACGGGCTTTTCGATTATTACAATGACAATTTCACCGAAATAGGGATTGATATCCGTAATTTCTATTTTATCACATTCGAACAGTTCAAACTGGGCTATGTGGGTGGTAGCCAAATTACGCTCGATAACCTTACAGGCGCATTTGAGTTGTGCTACGAAAAACCCGCTGACTGGGCCGCAGCGAGTTCATATCGGTACCGCTGCGACAACGCCGCTTACTGGTACGAATATTTCACGGGGCATCCTCCCACGCCTACACCGTCGACCCGAAAACTGAAAATCTGGATGCCCATGAATGCTTGGACATGAGGAGGTAACACTGTGGCAATCAAAACAAAGCAGGAAGTTCTTGACGGCTTGAAGAAATTCATTCCGAATGATGATACTTCCGACGATACGCTTGCATTTCTGCAAGATGTCTCCGACACTCTTGATGCCGGCGCTGAGAATGTTGACTACAAGCAGCAGCTTGCAGACAACGATAAGAAATGGAGACAGAAATACAGAGACACCTTTTACAATCCGCCTGATAAGCTTGACCCGGAACCGGACACTGACCCGGAACCGAAACACAGGACTTACGCGGACTTGTTCAAGACTGAATAATTTTATGAAAGGAATGATTTAATGCCTAGAAAAATCGCAGTGTCCACCCTGAACGCTTCCACGGTTGATATCCTGAATACCATTCGTGCGAATGCGTCCGCTCAGTATCAGGATCAGGTGCCTGAAGTTGCAACCAACTATGACGTCCGACAGGTTAGTGACGTCTTCTTCGGTTACCCGAATCTTGCCAACGAATTCCTGAGCGCCCTTGTCAATCAGATCGCTCTTGTCCGAATCCGATCCGCCACGTTCAACAACCCGTACCGGATGTTCAAGAAGGGTTTCCTTGAAACCGGCGAGACGGTCGAGGATGTGTTCGTGCAGATCGCAAAAGCGCGTGACTTCTCCCCTGAAAAGGCTGCTTCCCGCGAACTCAAGCGCACGATCCCGGACGTCCGGTCCGCATTCCATCTGATCAACTGGAAAGTGCAGTATCCGGTCACGGTTCAGCGCGAAGACCTCCGTCAGGCGTTTACGTCGATTTCCGGTGTTGAGGACCTGATTTCCAGAATCATCGACAGCGTTATCCGTGCAGCCGAATATGATGATTTCCTGCTCGTCAAGTACCTGCTCATCAAGGCCGTTTCGCATGGTAAGATGAAGCCCGTCGCGTTCGACGCGGCTGATTCTAAGAACGCAGCAACCGCATTCCGTGGCACGTCCAATATGCTGACGTTCATGAAAAACGACTACAATGCGGCTGGCGTGACTACGGTCACCCCCCGTGAAGATCAGTACATTTTCATGGATGCGCAGTATAACGCGAAGTTCGACGTCGAAGTTCTTGCGGCGGCGTTCCACATGGAAAAGGCGGATTTCCTCGGCAGGCTCGTTCTCATCGACGATTTCACCACATTCGACAACGACCGCTTTGCTGATATCCGCGCGGCTGGTACAAACATCGAAGAAGTTACCGCTGCAGAACTCGGCCTGATGGCTGACGTAAAGGCGATTCTCGTAGATCAGGAATGGTTCCAGATTTACGACACGCTGAATGAGATGTCGGAGGCTTACGTTGGCAGCGGCCTGTACAACAACTATTTCTACAACCGATGGGAGATCGTCTCCAGCTCCCCGTTCAGCAACGCCGTAGCATTCGTTGACGATGGCGCGGCGATTTCCGCCCCGGCGAATGTCGTTCTGACGGTTACCGGATACTCGCAGGATGAGGCTGGTAACAAGGTGTACACGCTGACTGGCGCCGATCCGGCAAGCCTGCAGGCGTCCAACTTCCAGCTGGTGCAGACGGAGGCGATGACTAAGGCACTGGTCGCCGTGCATCCTTACGGTGCGATTATCCTGCCGGAGTCCGCGCAGACGGCAAGCTATAAGTATGACGTGGTCGCCACGATGGCAGGCGCAACTTACAAGCTGGTCAACGGCCTTGACAACACGGTCGTGCTCGGCAGTACGCTGACGCTCGTCAAACAGTAAACGGAGGGGCATTGCCCCTCCAATCATTATAAAGGTGGTGACAAAATGGCTGAATATGTCGTGCCGAATACCACGATTTATATTATCAAGGATTGCCCGTGTGAACCGGACTACAAGAATACAATGTATTTCGGGAGTAAGGCGGATCAGTTCAAAACGTTCAGCAAATGGATCAAGTACACGCTAAACGATTATAGTTACCAGAGATACGGCGCCGGTAGAATTCAGGTCGAGTTGCCTGTAGAGAATCTATACGATTGCAATTACCTGATTTTCCAGAATACAAACTTCAAGGATTCTGCAGGTAACGTAAAGAAATTTTATGCGTTCATCACGGACGTGGAATATGTAAACAACAACACATCCGCGATTACCTATGAAATCGATGTCATTCAGACGTGGTTGGGCGATTATGAAATCCGGGATGTTTTTGTAGAACGTGAGCATCCGCTGACTGATAACATCGGTGAGAACCTAGTTCCGGAGCCTGTTAGCTTTGATGAATACACGATCAGCTATTACGACGAAGTCAGCTACACATTCAGCGGTGCAACAGTCCCAACAAAGTTATCTAGTTTGTGGATGATGGCGTGGTGGGCTGATGGTACAAGCCCGCACGTTGTCAGTGGTCTACCGACGATGTTATGGGCCTATGCTCAGCCGTTCACAGAACAAGGCTTGAATACCTTCCGGTCGTATTTATCCGGTGCAGGTGTGGATGCCAATTCAATTGTGGCATTTGGGCTTGTTCCTGAACTATTCGCACAAATTGGCGCAGTTGTACCCGACACATTATCTACAGTTAAAAACTACCGCTTGCAATTCTTACGGCATTACAATGAAGCGTTTGAATCTGCAACGGCTGGTGTGCGGAAAAGTTACACGCCGCAGTGCAAGAAGTTATACACAAACCCGTACTGGGGTTTGTGGGTGACGAACAACACCGGAAATACAAAGGTTTATCCGATGGAGCTTTTCACGCCGGGCGTTTCCTCGAATGATTTGTATTTCCAACTGATCGGGGATTACTCGCCTAATCCTACGGTTATGCTTGTTCCCGAAAATTTCAAAATGGTACAAGGTAGAAATTTCGCGGAAAGTATGACGTTATCCGGATACCCGCAATGCGGTACGACTAGCGACACATACAAGGCATGGTTAGCTCAGCAGGGCGGCGCTAACGCTGTTCAGTTCATTGGTGGTGCACTCATGGCGTTAATGTCTGCTGTTAGTCAGAATTATGCCGGTGCAGTCGCGGGTGCAACACAGGCCGTCGGGGCTGCTGCTCGTCGATGGGATGCCTCTACAATGGCAGATTCCGGGACGCCGGGTGGAAATAACAACTTGTTAGCTGCTGCACATTTAATGACTTTCCATTATGGAATCCGTCATTTAACGGCAGAGGCGGCAGAACGTGTTGATATGTATTTCCGCAAATACGGTTATGCCACGAACACCGTGAAAAAGCCGAATATCGGGACAAGGCCATTCTACAACTACGTTAAAACAAACGGGTGCTCTATTGATGGTTCAATCCCTGCAAGCGCAGAAAAACGAATTTGTGAAGTGTATGACCGGGGGATTACATTCTGGAAAACGACCGATCATTTCGGAGATTATTCCGTCGACAACTCTCCCGGCGCAACGAATCCTGAGCATAATGAGGTGGTGAGTTAATGGGTGATAGCTTCAAAAAGTGGTTGGCCGCTGATGCATTTAATAAGCTGACCTACAATTTTTATTACGACAGGCTGCTAGAAATGTCGTTGGCGCGCTACGAATGGCTCAATCTTCCGGATAGCGTAGACGCTCGGTTCCTTGAGTTGACGTTATTCAAAAATGGCCGTGCGCTTTTCTTCGAAGATGATGTCCTCGGCATGCTTGCGCTCCCGGTTATCATCAACGGGCCGTTCAACGTGTACAAGATTCCGATACGGCGCAGGGCGTTTACACCCGGTGTTAGCTCCGTGAACGAAACGGATAAATCAACCGCGGCAACGTATCAGGCAGAACGAACAAATAAGGATTCCGTTATCTGCTATAATAACATGCTGCACAGCCCATCCCTTAATATGTGCAGAATGTTCGCGAGGCGACTTGCGGATATCGACAGGACGATTGACGTCAACATTTCAGCACAGAAAACGCCGGTGCTAATCGAATCCGACGCAAATACCCTGCTTTCCCTGAAGAACGCCTATAAGCAGTATGAAGGAAACTTCCCTGTAATATTTGGCAAAAAGGGAATCGCTGATAATGTGAAAGTGCTGATGACTGGTGCGCCGTTAGTGGCACCCGCTTTGCAGCAGCTCAAACAAACGATCTGGAACGACGCAATGGAAGCTCTCGGAATTGCGAATCACGGCGCGGATAAGAAGGAACGCGTTAACATCCTGGAAATTCAGGCAAATCAGGGTGGAACGATTGCAAGCAGATACTCAGGCTTGATCGCGAGAGAGCAGGCATGCGACGCGGTTAACCGGATGTTCGGCACAAGTATTTCCGTTCGTTACCGCGAGGAAGTGACGCCGGAATCCTTTATGAGTGAGCAGGACGGAGGTGGGGAAGATGAGTAAATACACAACGCAGCTGCGCTATATCTGCGAGGTCGAAGCTGGCTATAAGGAATCACAGCCGTATAGCAAGGTTAACGAAATCGTTAGGGCGGCTGCACCGAAAATCTTCAACTCCGAAGACTGGCCTATCTTTGATGAGAATTACCGACTTGCACTTGAAATCAAGATTCTCAAAGCCTACTACACGGAAGAAATTGGACTGGAAACCGTGGGGCTTTGGAAACTCCGGCTGAATCAGAAGTTGTCGGAGATCATGCCGTACTACAATCAGATGTACAAGTCGGAGTTGCTGGAGTTCAATCCGCTGTATGACGTTGATCTCACAAGAACGAAAATCGGCAAGGGAACGAAACAGACGCAGACTGACAGTCAGGGCGTAACGTCCTCGACGTCTGATTCCTCCACAACGTCCGAATCCTCGAACACGAACACGGAGAGCGAAATCAACAAGTACAGCGATACTCCGCAGGGTGGTTTGTCTGGCCTACAGAATGACCGCTATCTGACGGACGTTAGAATGGTATCCAACAATGGGTCGGGGAATGCAACAGGCAGCGGCACAAGCAAGGCTACAGGAAACAGTCAGAATGTTAACACGTCTAACGAAAACGCAGAAAGCACGGATGAATATCTCGAACATGTTTCCGGCGTGAATGGTGGCGCGTCCATTGCGGAGCGCCTTAAAGAATACCGAAGCACGTTCGTCAACATTGACCTGCAGATCATCGAAGAACTCGAAGACCTGTTTATGAAAGTGTGGTGATACATTGAACAGTACGTTTAGAGTTGTGCTTGTCAAAAAGAGCGGTTTTGAAGTCATCAGCTTTGACGATTGCATCAGCGTTACCGCGATTCCCATTGCGGCCACGGGCGGCAAGGCGTGGCAAATCAAGCTTGCGTCCGACACGGAAAGCACTGTTACTCGCAGTTACGCAATGTCACAGTGGTGCATTGCAATTATGTAAGGAGGTATTTTATGAGCGACATTCCCAATAAATTCGCATTCTGTTGCCTGCCGGTTCTTCCGACGATCTTCTCCGACGAGCTTAGTTACCTTGATGTACTAAGCAAGATGCGGGATTATATCAATCAGATGATTGATGCACTCAAGCAGCAGGACGAGGACATTGCCAACATTCAGAAGCAGGTCGACAAGGTTGATCCCAGCAAGTATATTCTGACAAGCGGTGGTACGCTTACGGGGCCGTTGTTCTTCATCGATCAGAATTCCGTGGTGAAGAATGCGGATGGCACATTTACCGTGCAGAGCAACAATCCGTTAGTTATTAAGACCGGCCAGACAGCCGCAGTGAATGCTACGGGTGGTGTTGAAATCCGCAGCGGAGGAACGGTCCTGGTCACTGGAAACGATGGTGTTAGCATTCTCGACAAATCCAGCGCGGGTGTCGCGGTGTTTGAGGGCAATACGGCAATTGCTGGCAACATTGAAATAAACGGCCCTACGACGTTTGGAAACGTGGATGTCGATATGGTCAACGCAAGAACCAAAGTGATGAATCTGCACGGCGACAGGAACGTGACAATTGATACCCCGGAGAGTATCGCGATAGTAGCGGACAAACACGTTGACATCACGGGTTCGACTGGCGTAGAAATCATCGCCAGCGAAAACGGAGCTGTGAATATCGAGGGTGGCGCCGTAGCTATGACCGGGGATATCTATATCCACGGTCCAACTACGTTCGATAAAGTGGATGTTGATATGACCAACGCAAGAACCAAAGTAGCGGAACCCGTGGAGGACGAGAACCCTGCTACAAAGAAGTATGTGGACGCGCACGGCGGTGTGACGTGCGGTTATATCACGGTCGCTGTTGATGATACCAAAAATACGGTGGATGTTCATAGCGAGAACCTGATCCCAAATGGTGAACTTGGTGGATACTACGTCGACAACGCCGGTAACCTTTGGCGTGCGACACAGGTCGTTGCTGGTGGGTTTACGCTGGATAATCAGAACATTAATGTTCTTGCGAACGCGGGGTTCGTTAAGATCACTGGAAACACTAACGTGAAGAACATCAATGTGAACGACACTGGAAGTTCGACGTATCAGGCAACTACGAACGTCCTTGTGCACGGTGGAACGGACGTTGACATTACTGCGGGAAAGGGAACGGTCGGCATTGAGGGGCCGATTGTTGATATCCATGCGGCGAAGCACATGAATATCGTTACTGGATCTAACGGCGATATCATTATTGGTGTCAACAGGAATACAATGCTGCTATCAGACAGTAACATCTCATTATCATCTCAACAGCTGGGTGATGCTGGCATAGCACGTTTGATTGACGTCGCATATAACGCTAAGGCTCAGTTCGGGAATTTTACAATCGCTGCACAGTCTTCCACAGATTATCGCGTTTTCATGATTGAAGGCTCTTCAGGCGCGCCGATTGCAAACGTAACGGCACCAGTGTTCATGGTCTTTTCGGCTGCAAGTCGCGGTGTACGAGACGGTATTGCCGTTGATTCCGCAGGCGTTATTTACAAAGTAATTCACAATTACAACCATCAGTCTTTCGAAATGACCAAACAAACGCCGAATGCCGGTGGTGCAGCAATGAAGCAGTTCGATACTACCAACGGAGAGCCTATGATTCCTATTGCCGATATCCCGTCTTCCGGAGGCGCAATCTTCTACATGACTATCACAATGGGAGACAAAAATTATGAAAATAATTCGCAGTTGTATAACGGCTCTATCACTACATACAACGGAGAGGTCACCGATGTAAGAATTCTTAACATCGGCTGGCTGTCTTCGGGAGACCCCGTGGTATGTGAATGGGTGGATAGCGGAAAAGTGACAAAAACGACTGACGGAATCCAGCTGGGCATATCCGCTACTGACGTAGGCTTTACAGGCTGGTACGCAAAATTATCTTGACAGCTTCGGTTCATTGTGATATAATGACAATGTAACCAACCGCACAGTTCCTCCTTTTCGATATAGCGGCCTGGTGTTGTGGGGTGCGCCAGGCCGCACCAATAAACTTAACGTTACTAGTGCGCGTTAATTGACTAGTGCGTTTTAAGACAGCATTTTCCGGTACAACATTTGTATAGCGCAGTGCAAATGTTGTACGGAAAATCCCCTATACCAAAGG